TGATCGAGGTCGGATGCCGTGGTCATGCGTCGGCCTCACAGAACCCAGGCCCGATACCGGTCGAGCATCAAATCAATGTGCGGGTTCGGGGCGATCGAGAGAGAACGCCCGACAGTCCATGATTCCCTGTTCTGGTACAGCGCGCCGAGTCGCATCTTGACCCACGACTTGATGAGTGCGGGGACGCTCGCGGCGTCCGCGTACCCTGTCACGAAGGTGATCTGCACGGATTCGCTTTGCTGTCGCACGGATGGCCACGAAGTGCCGTACACGGGTTCGACGGTGGCAAGGTAGTCGTTCGCCTTGGCGAGCTTGTACGCGTTGCTGGCGAGCGTCTGTTGCGTGCCATCACTGGCGCGCAGGTAAGTTATCGTCGTGATGGCGGTCACTGGAGGCATGTACAGCGCGATTTTCTGCGTGTTGCCTTGCGTCGCCGATCCGAGGTCATAGGAGGTCTGCAGCACCGATGCGTCGGCGAACGCGTCCAGCGATTGCACCCAGGTCTGCGGCAACACCGCGCGACCCATGTAGTGCTCGGCAGCGTCCGTCGCCGCAACGATCAACGACGCGATTAGGTCGTCCTCGTCGGTGTTGTCCACGCGCAAGTGCAACTTCGCTTCCGCGAGCGTGAGCGGTTGCAGCACGCGAGGGGTCAACAGTTGCAGCGCTTGCATGGTGCGAGGCCTCGGTCAGTTGCGAGTCGTTCGGGCGTGAGCGATGCGCGCCCCGGTGGAGCGCGCACCGCCCGACGCTCGATCAAGTCGCGCTGTGGACGTACAGCTTGACAGCGTTCACGTCCAGCAGGTTCCCGCCAGTGCGAGCCCACGCGAGGAAGCCCACTTGTCCGAGCTTCATGTACGCCGAGTCGTCGAAGCGGAAGACGGTGACGTCCATCGCGTCGCGAATCATGTAGCGCTTGAAGTTCCCGAACGCGAGCGACTTGGCGCTGACGGCCGGCACTGCCATGTCGTTGTTCAAGAAGACGGGATACCCCATCAACTGATCGGTGAACCCACCGGCGATGCCAGCGTCGTAGCTCGGAGTCCACAGCGGGCGGTTGGACCCGTCCTTGATCTTGCGGACCACCTTGCGCATGGTTTGCGAGAACATCCAGCCGATGCCAGCGGTAGCTGCATCGTGCGGGGTGCCGCTGTTGCCGAGGTAGGCGGCGTCCAGCGAGTCGATCATGTCCACGAGGTCGTCGTAGATGATCGTGAGCGTCTGGCCGTTCGCGCCCGTCTTGCCGGTTCCGGCAGCGCTGACCATCCCGTTCGGGTCAGTCGAGCCCGCGCCCGTGGTGTAGCCGGTGTTGCTGATGCGACCGATGCGATCAGCGAGGCGCTTGAGCACCATGCCGCTGATGTCGATCTGCGAGTCTTGCAGCAGCTCGAGCGGCACGGCGACGATCTTGGACGACGCTTTGAAGACGTTGAGGGCGACCGTGCCGAACGTCGGGTCGGCGGCGGTGGCCGTCGTGTTCTGCGCGATCCACTCGCCGGTTTCCGACGTGCCATCCGAGGTCGGGTAGGACAGCGGGTTGCCTTGCGCCGTGGTCATCTGGCTCGCGGCCTGACGCATGTAGGCGTAGGCCTTGAGCAAGTCGATCAGTTCGGCAGCGACATTCGACTGCATCGAATAGCCGCCTTGCGAGCCCGTCGTGGTGCTCATGGTGTTGCGGATGCGCTGGATTTCCTCGGCGTTCATCTGGTTGAACGACTTGCGCAGCCAGATATCGAAGGTCGCCTTGTCTTCGGCGGCCTTCGCGTCGCGCGGCGCGGCGTCCTTCACGACGCGGGTGGCATCGGCGAAGTTCTCGTCGCGCGTCTTGTCGAGTTGAGCCTGCGTGCGCTCGATCTGAGATTGAGCGCGCTCGGCTTCGTCCATCAAGCCGTCGAACTTGTTCTGGTCTTCCTTCGACCAGACCTGTGCGCCCTTTTCGGCAAGCAGTTTGTTGGCTTCGTTGTTCAGAGCGGCGAGGCGCTCCCGCAGTGCTTGAATGCTCATGGTGCTAGTCCTTTGGAGTGAGCGTTGAAACGGATGCTCGGGCCTATGCGGCCCGGGCGGCATCAGCGCGGGGAGCGCGCAGATTGGAGGCGACCAAGCGCAAACGATTGCGGCTGGCCTGATGTCGTGCGACGCATTCGGCGACGAGCGCCGAGTCGTCTTCTGGTTCTTGTTCGATGGCTTTCGGCGCTGGCGCGTTGGCGTAGGCCGACAGGTTCCACCCAGCGACGCGCGCTTGAGCGCCGCCTTCGTTGGCGTCCTTGGCCGCGGGGTCGATCGCGTTCACGAACCCGGCGTCCATGGCTTCGGTGGCGGTGAACCACGTTTCGGCGTCCAGCCACTCCTTGACCTGCGTGGCGTCCTGGCCGGTGCGCTTGGCGTACCGGTTGACCAACTCGCCGTCGATCTTGCGCAGCAGCGCCGAGGTCGATTCGAGGTCGTCGGCGTTGCCCATGGCGATCGTCCATGAGTTGTGCACCATGAACAGCCCGCCATCGGTCATGCGAACCTCGTTCGCGGCCAGGGCGAGGTAGGTCGCGGCGCTGGCGGCGAGGCCGTCAATGTGCGACACGACGCGACCGGGGTAGGCGACGATCGCGCTGGCCATCGCCTGGGCCTCGAACACGTCGCCGCCCGGGCTGTTGATGTGCAAATGGACGGTCGAGCCTGGGGCGACGCTTTGCAGCGCTTCGACCAGCCCCGCCGCGCTGACGCCCCACCACGCGTCGATCACATCATAGACGTACAAATGGGCGTCGCCGCCCGGATCGCCCGCCTCGCATCGAATGCTGCACGTGCCTGACGCACGCGCGCCAGGTTGGGCGTTGTCGCGCAGCAGTTGGATCAGCTTGTTCGGGGTCATGGGGTCGCTCCGGTCTTGGTCTTGCGCTTGGCTTTTGGCGGCGGGGTTTCGTCGTCGTCGGGTTCGGCGGGCGGTTCCGGCGTCGTCGTGGGCGCGGGCGTCGTTGGCTTGCCGCGCTGAGAGAGGTAGGGTTTACCCGATGCGCCGCCAAGCGCGGGGAGGTTCTGCAGGGTGCGCACTTCGTCGACCGTCAGCCAGCCGTCGCCAGTGCCTGGGCCACCGAGCCCCGCGCGGAACACTTCGGCCTGGGTCTTGCTGTCGCCGCGCAGCAAAGCGGCAAGCGTGAACTCGACGAACATGCCCGAGTCGCCGAACAGCTTGCGGTTGATCTCTTCCTCCCACCGACACAGCATCGGGGCCAGCGTGTACTTGACGAAGCCGAGGGTGATCTGTTCGATGCCCGTGCCCCACGAGGTCGTCTTCTCGCTGTCGCCGATGAGGATTGGAGGCACGCCCATCGCTTCGCAGATATCCTGCTTCTCGAAGCGACGCGATTCGATCAGCTGCATGTCCACGGGCTTGATCGACAGGGTGGTGGCTGCGCCGCCCTCGGTCAACACGAGCGGGATGCGCGCCGACTGCGGGCCGGTGTACGTCGCGACGAACGAGTCGCGCAGGCCTTGTGCTTGATCCTTGCCGATGCGGTTCGGGAACGTGAGCGCAATCTTGGGCATCGCGCCCTCGCCGACGCTGCGACCCATGTAGTCGGTCGCCGCGAGCGCGTTGCCGATCGCGTTGCGCGCGGCCCATTGCACGACGGACAGGGACTTGAGGCCATCGAACCCGAAGCCGGTGAAGTGCAACACGTCGTCTTGGTCGACCGTGTGCGCGGTCCCGGTCATCGGGTCGAAGATGTCATACGCCAACCGGTGATCGAGTCGCCGAATGGTCACGTGGTCTGGGTGCAGCGGTCGCAGGCCAATCGGTTTGCCGCCGTTCGCTTGCCCGGGCGCGCGCAGGATTTCCGTCACGTGGTCGCCGCGCAAGCCCCAGCAGCGGATGATCCATTCCTTCCAGGCCGCGGCTGTCCATGCGGCGTCTGGCGATTGGTTGAGCAAGCGCCAGATCGGGGTCGGGTCCATGCGTTCGCGATCGCCTCCCGGCACAAGCCGGTACTGGTGGATCGGCAGCTGCAGGATCGCACCCGCGATCAACCGCAGGCACGCGTACACGGTGGCCACGGTCATCGCCGTGGTGTCCGTGACGGCGAACCCGCTGGCGGTGGTCAACGGTTGGAACAAGGCTCGCATCGCGTCGGCGTCCGAACTGACGGCGAACTTGCCGGTCGCCACGTTCTGCGGCATCGGCATCAATTCGACGCCTGCGCGTTCGGCGGAGCCCGGGCGACTTGCGAGGAAACCTGCCAGCACGCGGCTGTCATGCCGACGCGCGGCGAGGTCAAAGGTCGCTGGTTGCATCATGCGGCGATCATGGTCAAGTGGTTC